GAACCGTACTACGTCCTCCGCAAGCCGCAGGGCAACGCCGTGTACTGGGACGGTTACAACGGCGAGAAGCACATCATCATCGACGAGTTCTACGGCTGGGTGCCGCGCACGCAGATGCAGGTCATTTGCGACCGCTATCCGGCGATCGTCGACTACAAGGGTGGCGCACGCAACTTTCTCGCCACCAAGATCTGGATCACGTCCAATGAGCCACCCGAGCAGTGGTGGTCTCGCATCGGTCTCGGCGCCATGGAGCGTCGTCTGACCGGAGATCATGGCGCCGTCGAGCACATGACGCAGCCGTGGGCGCCTCCTGGCGAAGTGCCCGCGCCACTTCCGCTGGTGGTCCCGCCGATCTTCAGCCCGCCGGAGGTCGGCGCCCGCATCGTGCCAATGCTGGCACTCATGCAGCGCCATGCGCAAGAAGAAGAAGAAGAAGCAGCCATCTACGCCCGCCTCGAGCGTGATGAAGAAGAAGTCGCGCAGCGTGCGTTTGACGCGTGGATGAACGATCCACAACTCAACGACCCCATGTTCGAAGGACCCATTCATTAAGTAAAGTCTCGCCAGTCCACTTTAGTTGTCCGAGTAGCGGATGCGGATCGCGCTGTTGAAGACGTCGGTGTTCGTCGTTCCCGACGACGAGTTGCCGACAGTGATGAAGTAGATCGAGCCAGTCTGGATGTCGCCGATCGTGCCCGCGCTGCCCGCGTTGTACTGAACCGGCAGGTTCACCTTCAGGTAGCCCTTGTGAGCGCAGGCCAGCATTGAGTTGTTTGGCGCAGCCAAGTTGCCCGCGATGATGAACTCGTCAGAGTCGAAGAGCACCTTGAAGCGCTGCATGTTGCTGATGTTGCGCAGCGTCGACGGGTCCGCAGTGTCGAAGATGTCCGTGAACTGCGGCGCCGCTGCATTGGACTGCATGTCCATGACGATCCAGTAGCGATTCGACGTCCACGACGTGGTCGTCGATCCGGAGCAGTTGAAGCGCCATTGAATGCTGCGCACATTCACTCGGCGACCGATGCGAGTCGACGCAGTCGTGCCTTGCGCAAGACCATTGATCAATGTGAGAGTTGGAGCATTGTCGAACGAGATTGAGCCCAGCGTGGTGTCCTTGAAGTTCAGTTCGCGGCCGCCGACAGACGCGAACGAGTAGCCACCAGTGCGTGCCATTTGCGGAGCACGCGCACGAAACGAGCCCGGGACGGGCGCAGTCGGACGGTAGGTCAGCTTGCGACCACCCACCGTGCGGGCAGCCTTGACCGTGGTGTCGGCATCGCCGTACATACGCTTGCGTGAGAAAGACATTGTTGAATCAGATTTAACAGTGAAAACGCGAAGCGTTTTCTGGGGGGGCCAAAAACCGTGTTCCAAGGTTTTTCAGTATTACCCCCCCCACCTTGGAACGCGGAACGCGTTCCAAGGGGCCGAGCGAAGCGAGGCCAGCTTATACATATAGGATGTATAAGCATATACCATGATGTAAACCAAAGTATTTGGTTGGAATGCCATAGATTTGTAGTGTCACAAATCTTCCAAAAGAAAACAGATGAGTCGCCGTGGTGTGCCGATGCCCTATGAGCATTGGCACCAGGGCATGACGCGCCCAGAGGTCACTCGGGCGCTCTATCGAAAGTGGTCGCGTGAGGGACAAACGCGTCAGTGGATTCTGAAAAACATCACCAACATCGACGGCACCGTTGATGCGGAAGAGTACGGATGGATGGACGCCCACGTCAGCCAGATGTTCTTCCAGATGGTGCGCAAGCTTCTTCGCTTGTCACCACACTTCGGCTACATGCTCGAGATCATCGAGCGAGTGTCGGGACGATCACAAGAGCAGACGCTGGAGCACATACGCAAACAGCTATGGGCGAAGATGCAGCAGATCGACGACGATTCGTCGCACACGGAGTTGTACATCAAAGTGGAGCAGCTCTATTTTACATTCGACCAGCAGTTGCGCGACCAGTCGTTCAACCCTCCGAATCGGGGTCCTCACCGGCCGACTGATAGCCTCTTTGCGCCGCTGCGCCATCGTCGCCCGTCGGGCGTGGTGTCTGAGATGTGGGAGGCTGTGTACGAGGAGGAGCAGAATGCTCTGGTTCCTGAGTTCTGGGATGCGTTTGATGCTCAGCAGTAGGACGGCAGCACCAGTAGCATTTCAAGTGATGGAAGACAAGCCGCAAGTGAAAATTCATTCTTGAGAAAGGTCTTTGATTGTGCGCTTGAGCAAGCGCTTCTTCGGCTTCACGATCTTGACTTTGTCGTCGGCGTCTTCGTCGACGTGGTCGTCAGGGACGACGAAGCCATCGATCTCGTAGGCTTCGGCCGAGGTCGGGTTCGCGTTGTACTCTTCGGAAGTCTCCTCGTACGAGTGAGTGTCCGAGTCGGAACCGTCCTCATCGCACGTGAGATCAAGTACCTTAGTGCCGGAGACGTAGGTGATTGAGGCACCTTGTTCTTCTTCGTCGTCAGACGTGACTGCATGCATGATCGCGTGCATGAACTTCTCGTTCACGACTTTCTCGTTTGAACACACCCGTCCAGTCTTGATGATGTCGAGCACGTCCACCTTGTTGTGACGGGCCATGTCGAGGAGCAAGAACACGAAAGTGTGCGACTCGCCGATGTTGGTCTTGGCCTGCTGCAGCAGTGCCTGCCAGAGGTTCACGTCCGCAGCCTCGTAGCCAGCGCGGATCATCTTGGTCATGAAAACAGTTTGAGTGACTGAAGACATAGTTGTATGTTGAATCAGGATGAAATTTTAATTGAAAAATCATTTTAAAGGAAAACCCATCTGACCGAAAACTTTTCGTTCAGATTGGGCAGATACGGGAGCAGAAACTATAAAAAGAACATTCGAAGAATGATCGCATCTGAACACCTCATCGCAACGATGAGTCGTAACGATGTACCGATGAAGTACTGGGTCTTTACTCAGAACAATCCGACGGAGGAGGATGAGCCACCGAATGTGTGGCCCGACGTGGAGTACGTTGTGTGGCAGCACGAACAAGGACAGCAAGGGACGCAGCACATTCAAGGCTACGCCATCTTTGTCGGCAAGAAGCGCCTGCAGTGGGTCAAGAACAACTGCTGTCCGCGCAGCCACTGGGAGCCTCGTCAAGGCACCCACGAGCAAGCCAAGGCGTACTGCATGAAGGAGGAGTCGCGCATCGCGGGTCCTGGTCACGGTCCATGGGAGCATGGCAGTGACGCTGGCGTTCCAACCAAGAAGGGCGAGCGCACCGATCTCAAGCGCGTGTTCGAGCTCATGTCCTCCGGCAGCAGTGCGGCCGACATCATGGTCAACCCGGACTTGTTTCCGGTCTGGGCGCGCTACTACCGCGCCTTCGAGAAGTTCGCTATGGCCAAGGAGCCGAAGCGAAACTGGATCACGTTCACGCAAGTCTACTGGGGCGTGAGCGGCTGTGGCAAGAGCCGCCGCGCCCACTACGAGGCCAGCCTCAAGGCCGACGGGACTGTCGGGGAACCGTACTACGTCCTCCGCAAGCCGCAGGGCAACGCCGTGTACTGGGACGGTTACAACGGCGAGAAGCACATCATCATCGACGAGTTCTACGGCTGGGTGCCGCGCACGCAGATGCAGG